GCAAAAGAGTTTGCTCCTGACGGCATCATCAACGGTGAAGATTTATGGGAAGAAGTATCAGTTGAGAAACACGTACACACTGTAGAGTATCCTTATCAAGGACTTAACAACAAGATAGGCGGGTGTCGCTTAGGTGAAATTGTAACTGTAACGGCTGGTTCAGGTTTAGGTAAGTCACAGCTCACAAGAGAGTTTGCTTACCACCTTCTTAATGAAGGAGCTACGATAGGATATGTAGCACTCGAAGAATCTAGCAAACGTACAGCACAGGGACTTATGTCCTTACACCTAGGTAAGCCAGTACATCTTGAAGAAGTCCCGACAGAAGAGCTTAGAGAAGCCTTTGATGCGACTCTTGGTACAGGGCGTGTGTTTATGTATGACCATTGGGGATCGACAGAGAGTGACAACCTCCTCGCTAAGATCAGATACCTAGCAAGAGGGTGTGGTTGCCAGTACATTATACTGGATCACATTAGTATTGTTGTGTCAGGTATCGAAGGCGGAGATGAGAGACGAATCATTGATAACATGATGACCAACTTGCGGTCACTAACCGAAGAATTAAATATCGGATTGATTGTTGTATCTCATTTACGTAGACCAAGTGGTGATAAAGGACACGAAGAAGGGCAAGTAACATCGCTCTCACAGCTTCGAGGTTCAGCAGCTATCGCTCAACTAAGTGACATAGTAATAGGCTTAGAACGTAACCAGCAGGACGCTGAGACTTCTAATGTAACAACCGTCCGTATCTTAAAGAACAGATGGTCAGGTGATACAGGTGTAGCAGGACAGCTTCACTACTCCACCACAACAGGTCGTATGTCAGAGGAATTTGATGTACCTTTTTAATCACTCCAGCGAGAGGATCGTATGATAATTTTTGATATAGAAACAGATGGGCTACTACAGGACGCAACAAAAGTACACTGTCTAGTTATGCAGGATACAAAATCAGGTAAGGTGCTTAGTTACCACGGTGAGTCTCTGCAAGAAGGCTTAACCATATTATCACAAACACCTGAGATTGGCGGACACAACATTATAGGTTTTGATTTACCAGTCTTAAAGAAACTGTTTGGCTTCGAATATAAAGGTGAAGTGTTTGACACATTAGTGGCTTCACGCTTAATCTGGGCGAACATGAAAGAACGAGATATACTAACACGTAAGGTAGACAACAGGCTCATAGGCTCTCACTCTTTGAAGGCATGGGGACAACGCCTCAAGTACCACAAAGGTGCTTACGGTGAGCAAGAAGATGCTTGGGATGTATTCACGCCTGAGATGTTAGAGTATTGTAAACAAGATGTAGGGCTTAACGTGAAACTGTATGAAGTAATACAGCGTAAGCGTTACCCACATGAACCAATGCAACTTGAACATGAGATGGCTACCCTATTGTTGCAACAAGAACAAATAGGTTTCCCCTTTGATGTAGAAGCGGCACAAAAACTATATACAAAACTCTCTGCTAGAAAGCAGGAGATTGAAACAGAATTAGTTAACACTTTAGAGCCAACAATAATTGAGCTTAAGACTAAAACAAAGACCATACCTTTTAATCCTGCATCACGACAGCAGATTGCCGATAGGCTTATGAAAAAGGGTTGGACACCAACAGAACATACGCCATCAGGAGAGCCGAAAGTTGACGAAAAAATCTTAGCAGGAATTGAGATGCCCGAAGCTAAGTTGTTAACGGAGTTCTTAATGCTAAACAAACGACTAGGACAATTAGGCAATGGTAAACAAGCATGGCTCAAGCTTGAGAAGAAAGGACGAATACACGGCAGAGTTAATCATATGGGTGCTGTTACTTCTAGGTGTACACATAGTGATCCTAATGTCGCTCAAGTACCATCTGGAACAGCCGCCTTTGGGGAGGAATGCCGCAAACTATTTCGTGCGCCAAAGGGCTATTCACTATTGGGAGCGGACGCAAGCGGTCTCGAATTACGCTGCTTAAGCCACTATATGCACAGATACGATGGCGGTCAGTACGCTAAGGAAATTTTAGAAGGTGATATACACACAGCAAACCAACTTGCAGCAGGGTTAGCAACACGCCCACAGGCTAAGACGTTTATTTATGGTTTCTTGTATGGTGCGGGTAACGAAAAGATTGGTGAGATTATTGGCAAGGGCGCGAGAGAAGGTGGGCAGATTAAGAAAAGATTCTTAGCCAAGACTCCCGCCCTTAAAAAACTAACAGAGGCTATTAAGCTACGGTTAGAAACACAGCATGGTGAGAAGTTTATAAAAGGTTTAGATGGTAGGCTCATACCTATACGTCATCCCCATGCAGCATTAAACACACTGCTTCAGTCTGCTGGAGCTATTGTCTGTAAGTATTGGTACAGAACAATAGAGCAGATGATACGTGCTAAAGGCTACACTACAGAAGAAGTTGCGATAGTGGCGTTTGTACATGACGAAGTTCAAATCATAGTTAAGGAAGGCTTGGAGGATGACATAGGTGAAATCACTAAAAAGGCTATTAAGAAAACCGAAGAAAAGTATGGATTCAAATGTCCTCTCGACTCAGAGTTCGATGTCGGCAGAAGTTGGGCAGAGACTCACTAGTTCGAGCCGTTTAGGAGATGTGGCAGAGCTGTATGCAATTACGTGGTTATGGGATGAAGGGTTTGAAGTGTTCTATAACGCTGGTTGCACAGGAGCTGTGGATGTTGTTGGTATTAAGGATGGTGAAGTGTACCTATTTGATGTCAAGATGGAAGGTAAGAACACCAACCTACCAAGCAGAACACCAACACAAAAGAAACTGGGGGTACAGTTTATTAAGTTTGATCCTGTTACTCGTAAACTTAAATTGGTCAAACACAGGGTATGAACATGGACGGAACAACACTTAATATGATCCTTGTATTTAGTTTTCTATTCGTAAGCGTGGCTCTTGGAGTCAAGTGGATTGGCGAGATAATTATACAGGTCGTAATAACAAGACATAACTTTCAACTGCAAGAAGAACTGTTTGAAGCATTTGAAGAAGAGGAGGATGAAGATGAAAGATAGAACATTATTAGTAGACGGTGACATCGTAGCGTACAAAGCTGCGGTAGTAGCGGAGACCCCTGTTGATTGGGGCGAAGGTTGCTGGACTCTTCATGCTTTTGAGCAAGATGTAATACAGAACATGACTACGTTTATGAACGAGATCATAGAACAGTCAGGATGTAACAAGGTCATTACGTGTTTGTCGGGAGATAAGCTCTACCGCAAAGAGGTAGCCCCTTACTACAAGGCTAACCGTAAAGGAACACGTAAACCTATGCTTCTAAATTTTGCTAAAAAATATCTAGGCGAAAAATTCAATGGCAAAGTTGAGGATAGGTTAGAGGCTGATGACCTTTTAGGAATACTAGGCAGTGCGGATAAGAACACAGTCATCTGGTCTATAGACAAAGACCTGTTAACTATCCCCGCTTACCATTTACTAGACGGTAAGGTCACTGAGGTTGATGAAGCAGAAGCAGACTACTGGTTCTTGTATCAAACTTTAGTGGGTGACTCGACAGACAACTACAAGGGTTGCCCCACTGTTGGAGCGAAGACAGCAGACAAGTTGCTACAAGAGAACGGTGCTACATGGCAAACAGTAGTAGATGCTTTTGCAGATAAAGGTTTAAGCGAAGAGGTAGCAATAGAGAACGCGCGGCTGGCACGTATACTACGTGACGGAGAATATAATTTTGAAACAAAGAAGGTAAAGTTATGGAAAAGGTAGACCCAATTAATAACCCACCGCACTACAATGCGGGTGAGATTGAAACGATAGATTACATTGTAGATGTGTTAGGCAAGTTTGATGCTATCTCATACTGCCAAGGTAACGTAATAAAATATACTGGTGCTCGGATGTGGAACAAAGGTAAGCCTATAGAGGATGCCAAGAAAGCAGTCTGGTACTTAAATAAAATGATTAAATTAATGGAAGAAACAGAAGGGGAGAATTGGGGATGAGTAACGATTTAGGCGGAGCAAGTTATGAACAAATTTCAGGGATGTTTGAAGGGTTTGATTGGTATCAAAGCAAGTGTGCTGCCACAGCTATCTTCCCGAAAGACTCAGCGTTAGTCTATCTAACAATGGGTCTAGCAAGTGAGGCTGGTGAAGTAGCGGGTAAGGTTAAGAAAAAGATTAGAGACGGAGAACCAGCTAACTTTAAAGATCAACTGGCATCAGAACTAGGAGATGTGTTCTGGTATCTAGCTATGCTGACAGATGAAGCAGGGCTGAACCTTAGTGACATAGCATTTAATAACTTAAACAAATTATACAAGCGTAAGATTAGCGACACGCTTAAAGGTTCAG